TCATCGCCCACTGCGTAGGCGTGTTCTCGTGCTGGTAACCATCGTCGCCGTACACGATCCCGGTCCCGAGGTCGCGCAGCTCGTCAAGGTAGCGCTGCGCCCACCCGTCCGTGCGCGGCAGATGATCATCGCCCATGAACCCGAGCGCCGCGTAACGGTCGCACTCCTGCCGGGTGGCCCGGTTGAGCTTCCACACCAGGGGGCGCCAGCGGTGCCCGGTCGAGGTGCGCACCCCGCGGGGTAGCTCCAGCTCCAGATACCCGGCATAACGCGGGTCGTCCGCGTCGATGTCAATGCGCAGCTCGGCCACCGCGAACGCGCCGGTATGACTCCACGCCTCGATCAGACGCGCCACGTTCTGCGGCCGAGTCCGACTCGGCACGATGATCAGCATGTCCGTCATGGGCAGATCCCTCGGGAGCGCGGACTCGGGGTGCCACGCGAAATGCTCCGAGCGCACGGGCAGTGGTCGCCATGGCCGGCCGCGAGCGTCCACGTGGCCGATCCTCGGCCGGCGCCGGCCCCACGCCGATTGCTCGGGTACCCACCAGTAGTGATAGAGCACCTTGTTAATCATGATCTCGCGCGCGCCGGCAAGATGGGGGCGCAGCTTGGCCGCCCATGGCGCGTCTTCCGGATCCTCGGCAGGCTTGTCCCGGAAGTCCACCCGCCGCGCGATGGCCGTGCGAATCGGGTTCTCGTGCGTGATGTCGCGGCAGTAGTGGGTCGGTCCGTCGTACCACGAGTCGTGACGCAGGCTCAGCTCAGCTAGCCGATGGTCTGCCCCGTCCTTGTGTACGTTCATCCACAGTCCGACGAAATCCGGGCGAGACTCCAGCGCGCCTAGCACCTCGGCCACGTAGTCATCCGTGACCGTGTCGTCATCGTCCACAAAGCACAGATAGTCCGTGGTGGTCGCCTCCACGAGCGCCTGCCGCTTGCTCGCGAGATCGTTCTCTCCGTTGTCCCAATACGCGATGACCTTGACCCGTCCGGCAGCCGCCTCGACCTGAGGCATCAGCCCGAACAATAGGCGCCCCAACAGATCACGACGCTGCCCGAGCGTCGCAATCAAGATCGTGAGGGTAGGCCCATCGGTCACGTGGCCAGCTCCCGCGGGACAAAGAACACGTCAGCGAACGTCGCATGTGGACGGTTGGCGTACTCATGCGACCACGCCAGCACCGGCACCCACCCGGACACCGCCATGAGCTTCCTGACCTCGTCAAGGTGCGCGGCCTCGGGGTGCCCACTGGTCTGCGTCTCAACGATGACCACCCGCAGCTCGGGCGAGTCGAGGTCGGCTGTCGCGAGCGCCTCGACCTCGGTGCCCTGCGTGTCGACCACCAACACGTCAGCGTCGCCCTGCACGTCGCGGATCGGCACCACGCGCACCACCATCCCGCCCTCGGAGAGGTGAACCCCTGCACCCGTCCCAATGACCGGGCGCAGCGTGTTCCACGCTCCGTCGCCGCCACAGAGCGCCAGGATCGGTACCGAGTCCGCCGGCCCGGCCGCCGCCTCGATGACCTCTACATCCGGCCCGAGCTGGCGCAGCGCCTCGGCGCAGTCTCGGGTGGGCTCCATGTACGTGATGCGCTCGACGCCGGCCGCCCGATAGTGCTCCACCTCCTGCCCGAGGTGACCCCCCACATGGAGCACGTGAATCGGATTCACGCCGAGATCGGCGCACGCCTGAGCGAACCGCCGGAACGTCCACGCGTCCGCGGTGCCCGCCAGATAGAGCGTCTTCACGATGACGAGCCCTCCTCGATATCGTCGGCCGCCTGCACTACCTCGCAGAGCATCCGCCGGTACGTCTGGTGCGAGTCGCTCACCACCGCGATCACGCGCAGCATGAACCCCGGCAGCACCTCGGAGGGGGTCTCGCCGCCGAACATGTCACCGCGCCGAACGTCCTCGTACGCCTCGGCATGCACCACGTGCGAGAGCTGCGCTCCCCACGTGCCGGCCGCTTGGATTTCCTCGGGCGTGGGTTGGTTGACCTTCGCCCGGAGCGTGCCCACCTGGGACCAGACGATGTCCTGCCCGCCGCCCGAGTCCACCACAGGCTCGCCGCGGTACTGACTGAGCGTCTGCGTCATCAGGTGGGCGATGCTCATTCCGTCCCCGCCGTCACTGCGTCCCACGCGTCCGGCCCGCCGGCTACCGTCCCGATCGGCGTCAGCTCGGAGCGCTGGATCGGGAGGTAACCCTCCATCGGCATCGTGCCGGCGCCGAGCCGGCCAACCGCCTTGCGTACCTTGCGCTCCTCGCGCTTGGTCATGTACAGCGTTGCGATCCCGCCGTCACTGGCCATCGCGTACGAGTAGTCGCCGAGCGTCTCGGACTGCGCGCCGCGCGGGTTGCCGAGGCCGCGCCGGATCATCGAGGAGATGACCGTGGCGACCACGCTCGGGCACGTGGTGTCGTCCGCGTCATCGAGGTAGGGCGCGGCGTGGTCGATAACGAGCCCGCTCGCCTGTTCGATCAACGGGTCTAGGGTCTCGTCGGTCTGCCCGCCGAACCCCGGCAGCGCGAGCAGATACTCAGCCGTTACGAGCGGTGTCGCGCCCATGCCCTGCCCCTCTCACGTGCTCGGCCCCCACCCCGCGGGGGAGCGGGCTCGACCGTAGCCGAACTATCCCGCTCCCCCGCGGCGCCGGAATCGAACCGGCGGGGGGCGCCCCTTGGACACTCAGTAAAACTCAGGCTCGGGTGGCTCGGCAGGAATCGGCGCCCCGCCCTCAACGGGCACCATCGAGGCGAGCACCTCGTCCCGGTGTGCCGCCCGATAAGCCGCCAACGTGGCCGCCGGAATGCGACCGCGGGACGACATGGCCAGCTTGCTCCGGTCGCGCTTTGGCTGAGCCGCCACCCACGCCTCGACCTCCGCGCGGGTCGGCTTGCGACGCTCGGGCACCGCGGGAGGGTTGTCCGACGCCGCGGGCACCGCCGCAATCGCCTCGGCGTCAACTCGAGTTTTAGTTGATTCGTCAACAAAAACTCGAGCCGCGGTCTCGCTCGGGGCAACGCTGCCCGGAACGCTCTCGGCCTGAACGAACGGCACCGCGGGCGCCTGCCCTAGCCGCAGCGCTTCGGCCGCCGTCCGCAACTGAGCGAACGGCGCACGTGGGTTGTGCTGCCGCAGCACGGCGACAACACGTGCTAGCGGCGTCTGGGTGTTGACCCTGCCCCCGAACGCGTCGGGAGCAGGGATCACGAGCTGCGTCACGAGCTTGCGCCACCTCCGCTGATGCGGACCGCGCGAACGAGGGCCATGTCCGAGTCAGGATCGGTGATGTCCTCGGGCTCGGTCACGACGCCGGTACCGACGTACGTGTCCACGAGCGAGCGGTCCGTGGTGTTGGTGAAGTCGTAGTCCATGAGCCAACGGGCGTTGACGCCGTTGAGGCCGGACTGCGCGCCCATCTGCTCGGCCTGCCCGAGCGAGACGCCCTGGGCGAACGCTGCGCCCTGCGGAACCTTGGGCGCCTTGGTGCCGAGGATGAACGCGCTCTTGTGGTAGGCGTACGCGTCGGTCTCGGGGATCGCGTTGGACTGCAGCACCGTGAATCCGGCGATGCGGCCAATGCTGGCCTCGCGGAGCGCGTCCTCCGCGCTCGCGCCGATCGAGTCGAACCGGATGAACTTGTCATTGTTGAGGATGTCCTCCTCAACGGACGAGCCCACGAGGAGCCACCGGTTCGCCTTGGGCACGAACGAGTCATTGAGGATCTTGCGCGCCCGGTTCGCGATCTTGTACCAGTCGTGCGCCGAGGTCGAGGTGAACAGGTCGGCATCGATCGTGTGATCGGCCTCGTACGGAGCGCCCACGATCTGCGCCGCGATGGCGTCCTCCACGCCCTCGGCAACCGCGCGGATCTGCGGCGCGAGCACCTGCCGGCCAAAGTCCACGATGTCAAGCGTGAGCTGCTCGTCCGTGATGTTGGCCGCGTTATACACGTCGGTGTCGAGCGTGATCGGCACGCCGAACTCGTTCGAGTCGTCCGCGATGATCGCGGTGCCGGCGCGCAGCACACGGGTACGAGCGGTGCGCCGAGCCGGCACGCGGACGGTAACGGTGTCGCCGAACGCGCCCTCCCACTCGACCGCGCTCACCGCGTCGGTCCACACGGTGCGGGCCACAACCAGCTCACGCATGAGCAGGTCGATCATTGCGCGACCGATAACGGTCGCCTTAAGGAACGTGCTAGCCACGGTGTCTCCTCCGTTTCATCCGCGACCGGTCACGATGGCCCGCGCGGCAGTGTCAGCCCCGCGGCAGCGCCGCGAGGAAAGCCTTGCTGTCGTACTCGGCCCCCTGGTCCGAGGGCGGTGTGGCACCGGGACGAAGCGCCTCCTGCGGTCGACCCGCGGTGCGTCGCGTCGCGCCGGCGCCGTTGCCGGCGTCCGTCGCTGCGCCGTCGCCCTCGGCGGGCTTGAACGCTGAGAGCAGCTCGTCCGCGTCCGCCTCCAACTCATCGACCGTCTTGCCCTGCAGCCTCTTTGCCTGAGCTGCCGTCAACCCCTTGGACTGTGCAACCTCGGCGCGCATGGCGCGCATGTCCGCCTCGTTCGCCCGAGCCTCCAGCTCGACCAGCTTGGCGGTCATCCGCTCGCCGTCGGTCTTGCCCTCAGAGATCGTCGCCTGCAGCCTGGCCAGCTCGTCACGAGCCGTCTTCGCATCCGCCTCGGCCTTTGCAGCTCGCGCCCGTTCCTTGACGAGCGCGCTCTTGGCCCCGGCATCCTTGTCAGCGTCGCCGCCGTTGTCGCCTCCACCCGTCACAGGTGGCTTGTTCGGATCCTCCTCGGGGGGCATCGCGCCCTCGCTTCCGTGCTATGGGACCGGCATCACGCCGGATCCGCTGGCGCGCGTCGCCTCACGCGGCGCGCGATGTGATCTTACGTTTCGTCCCCGCCGGCAAGCGAGCGCCTGAATGCATTCAATGCGTCGTCTCCCGACAGACCTGCGGTTACATCCTTCCACTGTGACTCTAGCCGTTGTGATGTTAGCGGCATGGCCGAGCCCTCGTAAGCCGCCTCGGCTGAGCACGAGCAATGGTCATGTGCCTCGAAATCCGCCGTGTCCGCAGTGAACACCGCGCCGCGCGTGGCGAGCATGGCGCAGAACGCACACGGCTCACCCGAGGTAACCCGCTGCCAGTGCGCCACCTGCGGGTCAACGGCGACGGACTCAATGATCGTGTCCCTGCCGCCGCCGAGCACGAGCGAGGACATCTGACCGACCATCTTGACGAGGCCGTTACGAGCCGCCGCCTGCGGGCTCAGCCCCGCCTTGCGCGCGTTGATGATGCCCGACAGGCCGGCGCCGCGGAGCGCGTTAAGCGCCACCTGCTCGGGTAGCGGCGAGGCGAGCCGGATCGCCGCCTTGCCGGCCACCCGCTCGGCCTTGCGGAACCGCTCCTGATACCCCGCGGCGAGGCCGGCCGAGTCGCGCTGACGCGCCCGGGCGAGCAGCGAGGCAGCCCGAGCTACGGGGTCGAACGTGGCCGTGAGGTTGGTGGGGTCGACCAGGCGCCACAGCCCCGTCACGTCCCGCGCAGAGCCCGCCTTGAGCGCGAGCTGCGCGAGGTAGTGCTGACGGGTCAGTACGGCGCCGGCCGACGTACGGGCCATCTCAGGCCGCCACCGGGA